CATAGTACTTGATGGATACACCTACAGGGATGGGTGGATACTTTGGTCGACCTTCAATTCCAAATGACTCAAAATCGACGGTGACTGGCTTTGGTTGCTTCATGACGTTTGGGCTCCCAACTCAGTCCGTTCACGATCAGCTCGGACCTTATTAAGGCGACTGTGGATACGCTTAAGGAACTGCTTACGCTTACGACCAGCCAACTCCTCGGTGATTAGTGTTTGACAGGCTTCTTCACTTGCGTCGCGCAAATGGTCGTTCAGAGCCAACCATGATTTTAGGATGGGGTTGGTCACTGGCTTCTTCATAATTATCCCCTAGGGTCTAGGGACCGAAGTCCCTAGGTTTGGTGGTTAGTACTTACGACCGCGAGCTGCTGGTTTCGCCGCCTTGCTTCCACGCTTCGGAGGTGGAGGTGCTTGCTCGTCGTTCAATTGATATGGGAACTCGATGGCCGCCATAGCTTCTTCGTGGCGAGTCATGATGGCACTCATAAGCTCATTGGGTAAGCTCATAAGAGGTTCAAAGACTACCTTGAATTGACTGCTCGGATCTGGGACAACCTTAACGCGGGCCACAATGCCATGAGGTGGGCGACGTAGAGCGCCAGCCACTTGCTTGACAAAGGCCGCATAACCTTTAACCGAGGTCACAGGCAATTTCATGTAACCAATGGCCGTGGTTTCGTAGTGGTCAGGATCTTCAATAAGTTCAAGTTTACCTGACTGTTGGTTGAAGGAGCCAGCTGGGATCATCGCCAAGCGGCGAGTATTACGACAGGCCTTACCACGACCTTTGTCAGCCGAGCCGAACTCATTCATCTCACACCCAGCACAAAGACCTGAGGCTCCAGCTTGTGAATTGTTAGCTTCAACAACAATGGTGTGAGGTGACATGGTTTTGTCGTCACGACCAAAGGCAAAGCAGGTAGGACCTTGGGGAGTGTCAGGGTCGTAGGCACCTTCGTAGAAGACATTTTCCAAGACGGCGTCAAGGATCACGACAGCCATTTGGTTGCCAGGCAGTGGGGCATCATTCCAACTGAGTTGACCGCCCTTCAAGGAGAAGAACTGGCCAGTCGATGTGCTCGCCTCCATACCAGCCGCGAGTTCAGCCTGGCGGGCTAACTCCTCATCCCACTTGGCAATTGCCGTGGTGTCACTGGTTGGGATCTTTTTGGGTTTTGCAGTAGCCATGATTGTGTTCCTAGTGGTTAGTTACGAGTACTACACGGATTTGGTGGAGAGATGACCCCGAGCCGTGCCCCAGGGTCTAAATGTGTTAGTCGCTAATACCTGAGCCTTCGCCCAAGGCATCATCTTCAGTGAACTTCGGGTTGTCAACATGTGGCTCACCACGACTATGGAGAGCATCTGTTAAAAGAGCCGGGATACAATCTTTGAAGGCGGCCTCACCCTGATCACTGAATTGAAGGTGGCAAGCGGCAATGCCTGCTGCATTACCAGCGACGATATGCGTTGATTGTACACCCTCTTCACCATCCTCATTGGTAGGCTTTACACCAGCCATGAGGACCAACGTGCAAACCGTCTCAGGATGATGCTCAAGAGCGTCAGCAATACGACGGAGGTTGGAGATCAAATCGGCTTGATCCTGAGGTGTGCCGGTAGTTAGACCAGGACCATTTGCGGACATACACCAAAGGGCACCAATAGCTTTTTGTTGGCCGCTGGCCAAGACATCTTTAAGATTCATGATAGATTAGACCTTATTAAGGGAGATGGAGACAACTTGAAAGTGTTTAACGCCTGGCACTTCCTTACCAGATTCCCAACGTTCTTTGATGGCGCTATCACCAACACGGCGTTGTAGAAGATCGAATTGGCCGGTCTTCTTGACATGCTTATAGAAGGCGTCCCAGTCTTCGACCTGAGGGACCTCCTTCGTCACGACAGTCACGCGGGCCAGTTTACCAGCTACACCAGAGGCTTCGCTCTTGGGCAGGGTGGCAATGATGTGTTCACGAAGAGCTGACTCCTCAGCGGCTACGACATCAACGGCTTTCTGCATCTCAAGACGCTTGGCACGAATTTCGTAGAGCTTATCAGCACAGGCACCAAGAGTCTTGGGGAAGACGGGTGCTTTGGGTTTGGCTTTCGCCGTTGGTTTTGGTTCGGTCATTTTAGCTTCCTCAGCAAGTTTAAGGTAGGACAATTGTAAGTCGTCTTACCCTTGTTGTAAATAGTTACTTACAAGAATTATGGTGTTGGATCTATATACCCAATAGTGTTATGACTCGAAGTTGGCATAAACTTCAAAACTTCGGTGGGCACCTCAATACTGTCCTTTGAGTAGACACGCCGATAGTGGTCAGGCCAACTAGATGACATTTTACCGTCAGGAGTATAGAAGTCAGCTACAGCTAAATTCATAGACTTGGCTAGGACCTTCAACCAATCTGGATTATCAATACGAGACACAAGGCGATGTTTATTGGACGTCTTACAATAACCCAATGCTGAGAGACGTCTAGCTTCAACTTCAGGATCTATTGATCTACGGTGTTGGATAATCCAAAAGTTCTCACCAAGTAATGAGAACAGTTTTGATTCGATACCACCATTACTACGACCGTGACGAGCGGCAATGGTGTTAATTGATTCGCCATTGTTGAACGCCTCGCGAAGAATTTCACACTCTTCAGGTGTCCATGGGACGTTAGCACGTGGGTGTTCACCCATCCATTTAGGAAACTCCATAGTCATATCCTCAGCAAGTTTAAGGTAGGTCGATCATATCTCAGACCGACCTTGTTGTAAACAGTTACTTACAACGATTGACCAAGACGCATTTGTTGAGCACCTTGGGTAATGGGGCGTTGGAGTGATTCACGGCTACCGGCTTCACGACCGGCTTGGTAACCATTAGCACCTAACTTACGATCTTGAGTCTTTTTGGACTTTAATGCTGGATGATTCTTCTCAACGTACTGGCTAACCAAAGCCAATAATTCAGGTTGACCAGAGAAGGCGTGGATGGTACCAGCTACCTCAACAACCCAACCCATTAAGAAGCCGTCAATCTCAGCAGTTTTCTGTTGGCGTGTCAACCACTCACCTAAGGTCTTGCTGAATTTGGCGCGAGCACTTAGGATCTTGCGGATCAGCACAGTGGCGGTGTAGATAGCCACTTCAACTTGGTTCTTCTCACCGATGAAGGTGAAGCGACCATAAGGATCCGGGTTGTGAGAGTAACCACTTGTCCAGATGATATGGCAAGCAAAGGCCTTAGCAACAGTGGCCATGAGGCGACCTTCCCAAGGTTTGACTTGTGACACACTAGCACAGGACTTCACTTTGTTTTCGATGATGGAGGACAATTTGACTTGGTTCATGTCAAGGTTGTACTTCTCCATGAACTTCTGAGCTTGGCGAAGAGCTGCAGCCGCTTCATGAGGTTCTGATGATTTGGACAAGGCGAGTAGTTTTTGAATGCGATCAACAACACGATCGAGATCTGGAGTTTGGTTTGACATGATGCACCTCAGCAAGTTGGTATAGTGTGATTCTAGCCAACTCACCGAAGTTTGTAAATAGCTAATTACATTTATTTTTGGTATATCTTTCGAGGATCACATGCTTTCGAGAATTACGCAGAGACTTCGGATCAACACCTATGCGCTCAGCATGTGCCCACAATGGACCTGGCTTGCTCAGCTCACGTGTCAAGAACTCCTCTTCGGTAAGTCCTTCCATCTGAGCTAGTCTCAACACAATGCGTGGCCTGGCCATACTCACCTCACATGTCGATACGATCACGGAACCCAAGGAACACGGGGAAGCGTGGTTTGTCTTTCACACCCACCGGTTGGCTCTTGTACTTCACCAGCTGACCTAGCAACATGGCTCGTCCTATCCATAATCGACGGCGCTGATCAGCATCAAACCCTGTCCCAATTTCAAACTCCACACCTGTCTCAATATCACGGACCTGAAGTGAACCTAATACACCAGCGGCCACCATGCCGGCCTTCTTCGAGCTTCGTGCTTTTTGGCCAAGCTCATTGATCACTGCTTCATTGGTGTTCGTCATCAACTCATTGAAGCCAATAATCTCAGCCTCAGCGTCACTGAACCTTTTGAGCTTCAAGAGCCAGCCTTCTTTCAGCGTCGATCGTCCATGCTTATACTTACCATCCGGATCGCGGAGCATGGCTCCTTCGTACCCCTGGGTGAGATAGGTTGACTCATGACTAAGTAGCTCATTAGCATCGTTGATCAGTGAGTGAGGCACCAGACGACAAATGTCAGTGAGTCCAGCTTTATTCATCCGATAGTTAGCCGCACGGAACCTCATGAGGAAGCCATTATCCTGACTGAGATCGTCAAAGACATAGAGCTTGACATTAGGTTCACCCTCAATGGTCATGACACCTGACATGGTTTGGTTGTAGACATCATGGGCGCCAGGCGGACCGACGATCAGCTCGCCATCAAAGCCGTTCAATGAGGCACGACCAAAGAGTGTCTGGACATATTTATTGGGGATCGGTTTGAGACTGCGGCTCATGGCCACACCATTGATAATGAGACACCGCACACCATCGAGCTTGGGGCTGATCATCAGTGGGTAACGTAAATTGGTGCCGTCGGTGGCGGTTGCAAGCATGGGTTTCATAGGTTAGTGCTCTTGGCCAGATCCAGAACAGAAGCGACAAATGATGGTCACTGTGTTGAATCCGAAAGATTGTTTGGCTTTACCCGTCCCATTGCATGCTGAACATGACTTGGGCTCTTGGGCGATGATTAAGGCTTCTTTATAAGCCTTGTTGAGCCTTGAGAATGTGTCAGCATCACCACCTCGATCAGGATGGTGAATCATACTCAGGCGACGGTATTTGTCCTTGACCGCGTCAAGTGAGGAGTTGGGTGGTAGGTCCAAGACCTCAAATGCATTGCTCATGGTAGCTCCAAAAGTAAAGTGGCCATGATCACTCACAGCCACCTGGTGTTAGTCCTTAGACAGGACATCGATCAACTTATTCTGATACCACTGAGCCTTCGAAGCGTCTTGAACGGGGTCATCCTTCTTACCCAGACGCCAGGTGTACTTAATCACCTGACCTCGTAGGAAGCCAATGAACTGCTCGCGCCCTAGAGCGGCCTCGATAGCATCTATGCACTCAATACCGTTTTCAGAATCCGCGTAATGAGGTGGATGATTCACCGGATCAACGCGCGGGATCACCTTAGGTTTTGGTGGCATATCACTCTCCATCAGGATCTAAATTATCATCGGGATCATATAGCTCGTCATTGAGCGGGTCATTCTCCAAGATCAGCCTCCTTAGCTAAGGCATTGAGAAGCTCAAGAAGAAGAGGTTTGGACGTTGGGACATCCACCTCCTCAATGGTGACCTCAGTCTTCTTGCAGTCGATCTTATCCACAATCTCTTGACGAGCCTTACGGGCATCGCCTTGAGTACCAGCATAACGTTTGGCACCAGGGCCACTCACAAGATAGAGACGCATGTAACCACCTACTTATTTTATAGTTAAAAATAAAGGCTCCTTGTGAGAGCCTCCATGAAAGTCGCGATTAAGCGGCTTTGATACCATCAGTGATATTCTTCAATATACCAGCTACCGACTTCTTGGCAACTTTATCTTCGTTGGTTTTGTTGGCTTCAACTTCACCCTTGACAACATTCAAGGCACGAACACGTTCAGCCTTAGCGGCCTTAGCGGCTTCCTTTTCGACCAACGCAGCAATTTTCGGATCTTCTAATAACTTGCTCATGACGAGACTCCAGTTTTTCGGTTAATGAAACTTTGGGCAATTCCCTCAGTAGAATCTATTTTAGTCTACTCTCGAAAATATGTAAATAGTGGTTTTCAGTATTTAGGTGCCTTAATGTTCTGCTTTGTTTCCCACTTCGACAAATACTCCGCGATATGCTGACCAGTTGCCTGATCCCATTCATCACGGTTGCGGACCGCGTAATAACGACCCTGGCTTCCATCAGGTAATCTCACCGGCTTACCACCAAACACCTGGTGCACACCAGCTCGCGATAATTCTCGACCAAGGCCATTCGCCGTCGTACCTGTCTTCCCCATGGGATCATAAAATTGCAACAGCTCTTTCGACGTCAGGAGATCCTTATCCAAGGTAATCTCACCCACCTTGAGGACATGATCAGGCGTGGCCATGAGCTGTCGAACCCAACCAGCAAGATCCGACTGGACGTTAGTGATCATCCGTTCCTTAGCCAAGGTCTTAAAGGCGGGAGCTGCTGGGTTGAAGTCGCCAAGGTCTAAGTTCAGCAAGTAGTGAAAGATCGCCGAAGATCCACCGGTGTCGAGCCATAGCTCGTACTCCATGTAGAACTCCTCACTCAATGGGCCAACTCTCACCTCATGGATGAAGAAGCGTCGATCATCGTCCTCAAGAAAGAAGGCGTCAGGATGGTTAGCGGTGAAGAAGTAGTTAAGGCAATCTGGCACCGTGTAGCTTGGTACATACTTCCCATTGATCCGAATCTCGCGCTGGGTAATGAGCTTCTTGAGGTAGTCGGCGTCAGCCCGTTTATTCGAGCCAGTGACGTCATCACCCATGGCCAACTGTTTGCCCTCGGCCCACTCATTAAACTGGTTATGAAGATCGGTCTGCGATATTTCGGTGAAGTTGCTACCATAGATCCGACCAAGCGTGTAACCGATCAGTGACTTCCCCGTGCCATGACGAATGCCGTGGATCACCGCGGAGCTGAAGAGCTTTGTCCCAGGATGTTGAATAGGATAGGCACACCATTTGACAAACCATTGAAGAGCATCAAACTCTGCGCCCGTGAAGATGAGTCGGAGTAACTTCAGGAACGGCTCAACATCGTCTTGAATAGGTTCAACACCCCAACCTGACCAGATGTTGAACATAGGTCGAGGCTCTTGAATAAAGCGATCACGACCAGGCTGGTAGGTGAGCTTCGTCACTTCAGTACGCAAGGGCCATCGCAACCACGCGGCTGCCGCTGAGACAGCTTTGAAGCTGATCGTGCCGTCGACCTTGAGCTGTCGCTCTTGGTAGTTCGTCGTTGACTGGAGGTGATCACGAAAGGCTGATGGACTCACTTTGAAATACGTGTCTTGGTCAATGATCATACCCGGGTTCTGGACGTAGGCATATCGGTCATTGAGACTCCATAGGGGCTTTGTTAGGCCTAAGGGTTCAGCCTGGGTAAGGAGATCAGCGAACATGTCTTTGGCCGAAGGTCCTGCATGAACTAGGAAGTCGTCGAGGCCGACCTTGTCAAGACCTTCAAGTTGAGGTAGGGTGACCAAGTGAACAAAGGCTCCGCGACGATGAAGCTCCTCAGCCAACTCACGAAGCGCTGAACACACCATGGGGTTGGTTTGATAGTCACTGTCGAAGCAGACATAGGTGTTGCGTCTCACCCACTTAATAGGCTCGAGACTGGGTAACCACGCGATACCGAGTTTATGGGATCGCCAGTTATAGACGCCACCAAGACCGATAGTGGGGAAGCCTTCTTTGCAGGCCTTAGCCGCTTTGAGTTCACCCTCAGTAATGATCAAAGGCTCATTGGCATTGTCAACGAGTTCAGTCCAGTCATGGTTGCCTGGGTAGTAAGCGACAGGAGCGGTGTTGGGTTCTTGAACATACCGAACGGGCTT